AACCCCCTGTAGGTTACTGTCATTCGCTAAAATATTCTGTATCGCCTTTTCCATACCTTTTAAAAACTTCTTAAATCATCATTCGTTAATCGGTGTTCGTTATTCATTTCCCTTTTTCCGCACTCCAAACACCAACTCCAAACACCCTCCAAAAAACAACTCACCTCACCAATTTCCCCACCTCTTTTGGTATCTCACTCACAATCTTTTCCGCCACCGCACGCAGCGCAGCCGTTTTACTCCCACTAAACGCAGCACGGGCAAAAGGCTTTTTTACCTTTCCCAAACCTTTAGCCGTAGCCGCCACAGCTCCAGGGCTCCGCCCTTTATCCAACGGTTTCATCCTTTTAGCCAATGTGCCATACTCCAGCCAATGCCACGGAAAACCATGTTTAGCACCAATTACCGCATATTTATCACCATTGCGCCCTTTGCGCACCTGGTTGGTAATTTCCTTTTTTAAATCTTTCGGACCAATAACACCCTTTTTCCCAAACCCCAACTCAAAAGGAGTAAACCCCGGCACCGCTCCACGTATCGCTTTCCGCACCACAGCACCACCAGCCCGCACAGCTTTTGAGCCAACACGGTTCTGCACCCTCTTGGGTAATTCTTTCATCAACCCTTTCAACTCCCTAATCCCCGAAACTTTCAAACTCAAACTCATACCAGTAATTTAAGGCACCCAACTCCCTTCCCTTTTTTTAACCATCAACTCCAATCCATCATCCCTGGTGCCAATCCTTCGCACCGAATAAATTGAATAATAAACCGAATCATACAACACCCGCATGGCCGCACCCACCGTACTCAAATATCGTATCCTCATACGCTTATCCGCTTTCTCCACCAATTGCGAAGCCTCATAATTTTCCTTTCCAGCCACATCCGCAACCTCCGCCCACACATCCGTGCCACCGGTAATGGCGCTCCAGCTTCCGCCTTTATTCACACCACCCCAATCATCCTCACCAGGTGTATACTCCTCAATGGTTATCTGCTCATCTAATCTCCCCGCATTCATATCAATATCCTTTTATCCTTATCCACCCGCTCATCAACGTCATTCCCGCGCAGGCGGGAATCCCCAACGCCAACCATCCCACAAAACTCCACCACCTCAGCCAACTCAATATCCTCCAACGGCACCGCATCACCCAAACACTCCATTTCCTCAAATCCATTAATTTGCTCACCGCCACCTTTCAGATCCACCACATACGCCTCCTCCGGCCTCAATTCAAAACTCTTGTTTCTACTTTGCGCAAAAAACAACCGCTCCCAACTATTCCTATCTAAACCACAATCCAACCCATCATCCCACAACATAAATTTGCGCTCACCCGTTTTCCGACACTCATTACGCTCCGCCAAATCACGCCACTCACTCGCATTCACAAAACTCACATGGCCATCCATTGGGTGCCCTGGCTTTTCAAAAACAATCTCATCACGCCAGCCGGCCCTTTTAATAGCCCGTTTGCTAATCATCCGGCCCGCGCCAACCATATTAGGCGCACGCCCCACACGTTTACAGGTGCGGCCATCCGTTAAATACGCATTACACACACCCAACACATCCAACCGCTTATCCAGCCACGGGCCATAAATGTCCAACAACCGCGCATCCAACACATCATCACTCCCAACCTGCAATAAATAATCCCACTCCAAATCCAAAATATCCGCTACCCCTTTATTATGTTTCCGGCCCACTGGTTTATTCTCACTCCATGAAACCGTAAACCCATACTCCAACGCCAAATCAGCCGCCCACTTTTCAGAAACACACACATGCGCACTCATTATAAAATCCGGGCACTCATTAATTACCCGCTTTATACCATCAAAGCAAAGCCGCGTAATTAATGGCCTCCCCCAAACACATGTATAAAATAGAATTTTCATTTTATCAGCCATATCCGTAAACCTTTATTTTTAACCGGCAACCTGAGCACTAACATCTAAAATCCAACAACCAACAACGGCCCGCAAGGCCTCAAACCAACTCCCTCAAACTATACATATCTAAAAGCGCTTTGCACCCCACCGGCAACTCCAATTGTGCCGCCTGGCCGCTCACACTGTTTAAACTCACACTCCTGTTTTCATACAAAAAACTCATGGCCAGTTTCACCGCGTGCAAAATATCCTCCGGTATATCCGTAATCTCCGGCCAACCACAAACCCATATAATTTCAGCCCCTTCAACCTGGCCATTTTCCACATCCGGCCAACTCTCACCATCCACCGGCAACACATACCCCGGCTCCGCATACGTGGCCACCTGGTAGAGCGAACCACTCCACGTTGTATCCAAAGCAGTACCGCCCACACTACTATATTTTATTGAAGTGATGGAAGTTAATTGGCCCAATGGCAAATAAACCGGCTCCGCACTACTGGCCGCAAACCTCGAAAAGCGGGCCGTGTAGCTTGCCGCCAAAAACTGGCGCTGTGCATAATTCTCACACCATTTAGTGGCCGCCAAAACCAGCCCATCAATATACCCATCCTCGTTACTATTCGTAACCCTCAAATGCGTTTTGGCACCAGCCGTAGTAATCAGCGCATCCGCAGCCGTAGTTACCTTTATATCATGTATCCTCATTACCTTGTTTTACTTCTCAAATCAAAACCTAAATCCCCACGCCCGGCATCCCGTACTCGATCCGCGATCTCCGCACTACGTGCAACAAATCCAACTCCAGGCAATGCACCATACAAAAACGGCACACTCACCACAGGACTCACCGCACAATGGTGAACCTCCAAACCACGGGTGGCATTCTGAGCGCCAGCGAAATATCCCAAACCATCAACCGCGCACCCACTATTTCCTTTTGCCACGTTTCACAGTTTTACTGGCCACATTCTTTTGGGTAACATTCGCGGGTTTTGGCTCCACCTTCACCGCACTTTTCAATTCCGCCAATTGCGCACCACGGGCCGTAATTTTCGTATACTCCGTGCCAGGCTCCACCAATTCAGCTAACCCATTTTTCACAAACCTTTGCCCCTCATCATTACCCATCAAAACCACCTCACCAGGCGCAGCATTACAACCACCCGCCAAACTCGTTAACATTCTCACCTTCATAATTTCCTTTTTTTCTAAAATCCAACATCTAAAAACTAATACCGGCCGCAGGCCCAAAGAGCCAAGGCCAAAAAAAAGAGGGCCAACGAATCCGCCAGCCCTCCATATCATTCTCAGTCTAATTAAAAACTAATCCCTCTCTTAGGTTGCCATGTTGATTACCTGGATAGGATTGTAAGTGGTGGCATTGGCCGCCAACAATCTACCATCCACCCGGTGGAAAGCAATAAAAGCCGTTTGGTCAGCATCCGCAAAACGCTCATCCAGGCGTTTAATGGTCATCCCACCAACGTGCCGCACCAAATAAGCACTGAAATCACCAAAGGCAATTGGGTCCGTATTACTCGCCATACTGACCATGTCTTGATTAACCACATAAGGAGAACCTAAAAACATGTTTCCAACACCATTTGCCAACCCTGGAGCCCACAAATACTGGCTATTACCATCCTTCAATTGTCGCAACGCCTTAAACGTGGTGTTGTTAAACATAAACGTGCCATTCTTTGCATATTCAGGATCCAACGTATGTTGCAACGTAATCACCTCATCCGCAGTTACAGCCGTATCACTGGCCGCTTCCAATGCCTCAGCCGCATCACCCACAAATCCGTGGGGCTGACTCGAACCCGAACCAGTGGTAAAGGCAGTATTGGTTAAACGCCCAATCCTTTCCACAATTCTATCATTCACCCATCCAACAATGTCAAACGTGGCATCCAACAATAACTCATTAGAAACTTTAATGAATTTTGAACCCGCTTTCCAGCTCTCAATGGCTTTCACACCAATTGTTTCATCACCCGTGGCCGCTGTACTTGCCTCACCTAACCATTCACCGGCAACGCCCGTTTGGTCATTCGTTGGGAAATTCATATCGTTTCCCGTGGCCGTGGTAATCACCGTGGCCAATGGCTCAACACCTCCAAACGCTCTCAGCGCATTTATCATTTCTGTACTCGTGGTGGTGGGTATTCCATAACCCCCCTCGGCATCCGTGGTACTTTGGTTGGCTCTTAAAACCGCCTTTTGTTTTGGATCCATTTTACCTGGTCCCTTTCTCAAAAACTCCGCATAAGCTCCACGCACTTGCGCATCCGTGTCCTCAACTTCGGTTTTGGTTTTCTTTTCAGCATCAGCCCGCTGCAATTGCTCACCGGCAATTTTTGCGCTGCGCTCAGCATGTTGGCCTAATCGGTCAATTTGTTCCGAATAACCATCCATTTCAGTGGCATACTTGTCAAACTGTGTCTGATCCTCAGCCGACAAAACCCCGCCATTTTTTTCCGCACGTTCCAAAATTTCTTTGGACTGCTCCCAGGCGTTGGCCCGCTTTTCAATCAATTGTTTTGTACTTGTATTCACTTTTTCAATTTTTTTCTTTCACAAATTTTCCGTACTACGCACCCGGTATACTATACAATTTCCGCCTCAAAAATAACCTTTTATTGTATAAACCCAAACCATTATCCAAATTTTTCCCAACATCCTCCGCGCCCGGCTTATCATCCCCTTCAATATACCCACGCTCCTCCTCATCCAGGGCAACACCCTCACCATCATCCGCACGCATCGGTAAATCCGGCTCCAAATCCCCCAAAAATTTACCCACCGCGTTGGGGTTGGCCGGCACGTTTACAATCGAAAACTCCAACAAATCCACTTTACCATAAACATAAACCTCCTCATCCTGGCCATTATGGTTTTTCACTTTCCGGTATTCACCACCCTCCAGTGGTAAAAAGCCAACACTGGTTGCACGTAACGTACCGAAATCCACCTTGGCCGCCACTTTAGCCGCTTTCTCATTCACCTCCGCAGGCTCAAAAAATACCTTTCCAATTAATTTATCACCCTCCACGCGCACCTCACCACGGCCAATAATTTGGTCCGGGTCACTACTATAATGCCCCGCATGTTGATACATCACCAACGGATTATGGTTATAATTATTCAAATCCCACGCATTAATTGGAATTATCGTACCATATCGGTCCACGCTACCATCCGAAATCACAAACTCCGCACTATTCTCCGTACTATCAAACCCCCTAAACGAAGCCCCTTCAAACAACCGCCCCGTAAATTTTTGCCCTGAAGCCTGCCCAATCCTTTCCATGCGCGTAAAAATACACACAAAAACACCCCTTTTTTGTGCGAATATTTGGATAATACAAAACTATTCCCTAAATTTGAAGTATGCTTAACAAGAAAAACCACAACGACATGAAAACACAACACACAAAAGGAAAATGGTCGCTTGCAAAATCCTACACAGACGAAGATCAAGGCGGGAGATTAGTTGCGGATGGCAAGTGGATAGTCACATCGTATCTTAAAGAATGGAAAGACAGAAAGCAAGGCGAGGGAGCGGAGGAGTTGATTTGCTCGGAAGTGAAAGACGCAGCCAACGCCCGACTAATAGCCGCTGCACCGGAATTGTTAGAAGCACTACAAGGCTCCGCGCAACTTTTGGTCACACACGGTGTTTGTGATACAGACAGCCCAACGCTGAGGCCAATCTTAGAAGCCATCCAAAAAGCAACATCATGAACCTAACCACACTATTAAAAAAACCTTAAATTAAACGCCATCCCCGCGAATGCGGAAACCTCAGTTAATGCGAGCCATTAACCCCGTTTTTGCCATTATGCGCATCCAGCGCACCCACAGCCAACTCCCTAATTAACCGTTTCCTCTCAGCAACCTCCTCCGCACTCTCATCCTTTCCAGGATCAAACAAACCCTCCAATAAACGCTGCGCCTCCGCATCATCCTTACCCATATCCGCCACCCTCACCAGGTTGGCCATAATCACAAACTCATCACCGCCATCATACCCATTCATGTTTTCCTTGGCCCGCACCTCATTAGGTGCAAAAACCCCATGTGTAATCATTTCTTTATAAAACTGGCTCCGTGCGGTTATATCACCACGCAATAAACCCTCCATGTTAAACTCACAAAAAACAAACCCCGCCTCATCCTCACGTAAAAGTTTATCATTCAACTCACCCTCCCAATTCACCAGCCAGGGCCTCAAACCATGTTTGGCATAAATCCGGGTCATTTCCTCCGCATTCTTAAACGTACTATTCTCCATGCTAAATGCCAAAGGAGGTGGCACGCCCAACATCCGGCAAACATCAATAACACTAAACCGTTTACTCTCTAAAAATTGCGCCTGCTCAGGA